AATAGCTCGGAGGAAGCGCTGCTGGTGTCGTTGATCGGTTGCGTGTTGTTCTTGATATCGGCACACGCTGTAAACGGCCTGGCTGCGATTTCACGGCGACTGGCGATCGCGTTGCCTTAGCGCCGATCTGGCGCGGGGCGAGCGACGTTTCAGACTGCGCCTGGCTTCCTCGAACAGCGGGACTGAAGTCCCGCGCGGGATGAATCCCGCCCTCCAGAAGTGCGGTTCACCGCAATTTCTCGAAGAATATTTCCTTTGGTTCATTCCATTTACATCTCGCGGGAGGGGTGTGCCGGTTCGGCTGAAGATATATTTCAGTCGCGAGGAAGAATGAGCGCGAAAAAAGAAACACCAGCGAAAAGGAAGTCGAGCCGGCCAGCGAAACCGAAAGATGGCGCGCCGGCTTCGGATACCGCTCCGAAGGTCGATCGGAGGATGCGGAAGACTGTGGTGGCGGCGATTCGCCGGCAGGTTGAACAAAAGCTGGAAAACGAAATAGAAAGGGCGAGCCTGGCGGATTATATCCGACTGGTGCAGCTCGAAAAGGAGCTTCAGCAAACTGAGGCCAAGGAGAGAAACGCTACATGGGTAGAGCCAAAGGCGGCGGAGGAACCGGACCTCGGGAAATAGAGTACGGGCAACTCGAATCGCAAAAGAAGTTTCACGATTCGGCGGCGAGGTTCAAGGGATTTTCAGGACCGGTGGGATCGGGAAAAAGCGCGGCGTTGTGCCAGGAGGCGATCCGGCTGACGTATTTGAATCCGGGGCGGACGGGATTGATCGGCGCTCCGACGTATCCGATGCTGCGGGATGCAACGCAGATGGCGTTGATCGAGATTTTGAAGACGAATGAAGTTCCGCATGTGTGGAATCGCGCGGAGAACATGCTGGTGATGGGCGATTCGAGGTCGCGGATCCTGTTCCGGGCGGTGGAGGAATTCGAGAGGTTGCGCGGAACGAATCTGGCGTGGTTCGGCGTGGATGAGCTGACGTATACGTCGGAGGACGCGTGGTTGCGGTTGGAAGGGCGGTTGCGGGATCCGAAGGCCAAGCGGTTGTGCGGATTCGGGGTGTGGACGCCGCGGGGATTCGATTGGGTGTATGAGCGGTTCATTGCGAGTCCGGTGAAAGGTTACGAGACGGTGGTCGCCGGGGCTTTTGAAAACCGGTTCCTGCTGGATCGGATTCCGGATTATTACGAGCGGCTGAAGAGCAGCTACGATCCGCGGTTTTACGAGCAGGAGGTGCTGGGGAGCTATCTCAGCATGAACGCGGGCCGGGTGTATTACGCGTTCGAGCGGGATGGAAACGTGGGCGCGGTGGAAGTGAACGAAGGGCTGCCGCTGCTGTGGGCGCTGGATTTCAACGTGGATCCGATGTGTTCCGTGGTGGCGCAGGTGGAAGGCGGGCGGGTGAAGGTGATCGACGAGATCGTGCTGGGAAGGGCGTCGACGCAGGATGCGTGCGATGAATTTGCGCGACGGTTTCCGGCGCATCGAGCCGGGCTAATCGTGTACGCGGATGCGAGCGGAGGGCGAATGCAGACATCGGGAACGAACGATCTGAAAATCCTGCGGCAGTTTTTGCGGACGGGCGAATACGGCGAGGTGGAGTTCAAGATCCCGCCGTCGAATCCGCCGGTAAGGGAGCGGGTGACGCTGGTGAACGGGAAGCTGGAATCGGCGGCAGGCGTGCGGATGTTGACGGTGGATGTGAAATGCCGGGAATTGATCAAGGATTTCGAGCAGGTGCTTTACAAAGAAGGCAGCACGCAGGCGATTGAGAAGGATCGGGACACAAAGCGGACGCACTTGTCAGATGCGGTCGGGTATTTGATCTGGCAGGAATGCGGAGGGATGGGGACGGTGGGAGAAAGGGGGCAAAGGATTGTTTGACATCGATCGAGAGCATCCGCAGTACGTATCGCGGAAACACGTGTGGCGGCGGTATCGGGACTTGTATGCCGGAGGCGAGCAGCTCCGGTTTAACGCACAACATTATTTAGTACGGCGGCAGAGAGAGCCGGGTGATGTTTACGCCGAAAGGCTAAGCCGGGTCTTTTACGAAAACTATATCGGGTCCATTGTGGACTGGTATGCTGCCACGTTGTTCGGTACGGAGCCTACTCTGACCTTTTCGGGGTCGAACGACTTTTACGCAGAGTTCGTTGACGATGTGGATCGCAAGGGTACGGAGCTGGCGGACTTCTGGCGAAAGCAGTTTCTGGAGACGATGATCGCGGGCACAAGCTATGTGCTGGTGGATTTTCCGAGAGTCGCCCAAAAGGCGGGAAATCGGGCTGAAGAAGACGCGCTGGGGGCGTCGCGGGCGTATCTGGTCGACTATCCAGCGGAGGATGTCATCAATTGGAGCGTCGATACCCAGGGGAATTACGAGTGGGTGGTCTTGCGGACGCGGAGCTTGAAAAAAGACCGAATTGAGGATGAAGAGTGGCGGACGGAAACGCGGTGGAGCTACTACGACAAGCAGACTTTCCGGATTTACGAGAAAAGCGATGCGGATAGTGCGGTCCGGCTGGTGGACGAAGGTACCCACGGACTGGCTAAGCTTCAGCGGGTGCCGTTGTTCGAGATGCGAATTCCGGAAGGGTTGTGGCTGCTGAATCGGGCGGGGTTGTTGCAACTGGAGCATTTCAATAAGTCAAATGCGCTGGCTTGGGCGCTCACTATGGGATTGTTCGCAATGCCAGTGGTGTATTCGGATCGCGAGTGGAGCCAGATGGTCGGCGAGAGTTACTACATCCAACTTGGACCGGGGGACAAATTCGGATGGACGGAGCCGGAGGGGAAGGTCTTTCAGATCGCGGCGGATAATCTCCAACAGTTACAGGAAGAGATTTATCGAATTTGTTATTTGGCGCAGGCGGGAGGGTCGCTCGATAAGGGTGGAGTGGTTTCGGGGGTGACGAAGCAACTGGATTTCTCGATCACGCAGGAGGTTCTGGGAGCGTTCGGGGATGCGGTGAAGGACCAGGTGCGGCGGGTGTTGAAGGCAATCGCGGCCGCGAGGGAGGACGAGATTGAGATCGGCGTGACGGGGTTGGATGAGTTCGATATTGCGGACTTTTCTACGGAGTTAAGCGATGCGCAGGCGCTTCTGAATTTAGGAGTGGAGTCGCGAACGTTGAAGAAGGAGATTTTCAAGAAGTTATCGCTGAAGTATTTAAGCGATGCCCGGCAGGAAGTTAAGGATCGGATTGTGGAGGAGATCGATGGCTGAAGAAGTCAGGGAACCAATCAGGGACCAGGAAGTCCGAGAAATCGTGAAGAGCGTGATTGCTGAGTTTGCCGGCGTGAAGACGTTGGAGGCTCGGGTGAATGAGCTGGTGGCGGAAAACCAGAAGGCTCGGGCGAAGGCGGAAGAGGCGGAGCGAAGCTCGGCTATCCGGGCGGAGTTACAGAGGATGGGGGTAGCTAAGGTCGACTTAGCGTACCGGGCAGTGAAGGACGATATTTACCGGAGCGAAGACGGACGCCTGGTGGCGCAGGGCGGATCAGAAATGCGGGATTATCTGGCGCAGTTCGTGGGTGAGAATCCAGAGCTGCTACCGGCGCGGGTTTCGGGCGGATCGGGGGCGAGCACAGGACAGAGAAGCGGCGCAGAGAGCCGGGGAGTGGAGATCGACAGGATCCGGCCGGGAATGAGCGCGGAAGAGTTGGACCGAGTGAGGCAGGAAGTGGCTCGCGTGGCGCAACAGACGCTACGGGGATTTTAGGAAAAAGGAGAAAGAAATGGGAGCAATTACATCAACAAATGTCGCGACTGCGATTGTCAAGCTGGTGGCGGCTGATGCGCTGCCGGCCTTGATGGGGAACCTTGTCATGGGCAACCTGGTGAATCGCGATTACGAGGCTACGCTGGCGCGGGCGGGTGATACGGTGAATGTGCCGATTCCTCCGACCCTGGTGGCGAACAACATCGCGGAAGGCGATACGGTGACGCTGCAGAATCCAAACCTGGGTAACGCGGCCATTGTATTGACTACGCACGTGGAGGCTACGTTCCAGATTCCGGACGTGACCAAGGTGGTTGCGGTTCCGGACCTGCTGAAACTGTATATGCAGCCGGCGGTGGTGGCGATCGCGGAGAAGATCGAAACGGACCTGCTGAATCTGTATGCGTCGTTTACGGCGAATGCGCCCGTGGGGACGGGAGGGACGCCGATCATCGAAGAGGTTGTGGACGCGGCGGAAACCGCGCTGTTCGCGGCGATGGTGCCGCCGAGTGCGACCAAGTATCTGGTGGTGAGTCCGGCCACTTATTCGGCGTTGCGGCAGATTCCGCGATTCAGCGAATTCAACACCGCGGGAGAAGCGGGACTGCGGGCGCTGGTGGATGGAGCGGTGGGCAAGATGAAGGACTTCTACATCTTCCGGTCGCAGTTCGTGGCAACCACGGGATCGAGTCCGCTGACTACCCACAATCTGGCGTTTGCGCGGGATGCGATGGGCTTGGTGGTGAGGCGATTGCCGCAGCCGCTTCCGGGGACAGGCGCGATCGCGGAGTATGCCGAGCTGGGAAATTTCGGCATGCGCGTGACTATGAGCTATCAGCCGAACACGCTCGCTCAACAGTTCACGGTGGATGTGCTGTATGGGACCGGGATGCTGCGGAATAGCTTCGGCGTTCAGGTGAATAGCTAGGGGATTGATGGGCCGGCTTCAAAACCGGCCCTTTCCGGGGTAGTGGGGAATGGGAAATGGGGAGTGGGATGGA